AGAAAGACCAGGCTAAGAAAGTTCTTACCGAAGCGGTCAACATGGTTAAGCAGTCTCCGGAGCTGAGAGCTGTCGTTAAGAAAAGACGAAACGACATCTACTTTCCGGCGACATCTTCGATATTCGAGGCGCTTGCTTCAGACTCGAATACATTAGACGGTCTTAACTCTCATGCGGTCATTATCGACGAGCTGCATGCGATCAGAGACAGAAACCTCTACGAGGTAATGAAGCAGAGCACATCTTCCAGGTCTCAGCCTTTGGTAGTCATGATTACTACGGCGGGTACCGTAAGAGAGTGCATCTTCGACAACATGTACGAGTTCGCCTGCCAGGTAGCGGACGGAGAGAAGATCGACAACACCTTCCTTCCTATCCTCTACGAATTAGATAGGCGCGACGAGTGGACGGATCCTCTTATGTGGGTTAAGGCGAATCCGGGACTCGGAAAGATAAAGCAGTTCAAGACTCTCGCCAACTTCGTAGAGAGAGCCAAGAACAATCCGGCAGACCTTCCCGGAGTCCTCTGTAAGGACTTTAACATCCGGGAGAACGAGAGCAACGTCTGGCTGTCGTTCGACGATATCAAGAGCGATCTGACGTTCGAGATGGAAGAGGTCTACAACACATACGCGCTGGGAGGCTGTGACTTGTCAGCAACGACCGACCTCACATGTGCAACTCTCCTGATAAGAAAACCAGGAGACAAGATGGTCTACGTTCTGCAGATGTATTTTCTTCCGCAGGCGAGGATAGACAAACTCGACGAGAAGAACACACAAGAGGCGCCGTACAAACTGTGGGCCGATCGTGGTCTTCTCCGGATATGCGAGGGCAACCGAGTCAACTTCTCTGACGTAACAGCGTGGTTCTGTCAGATGAGAGACGAGTACAAGATCGATGCAGTCAAGGTAGGCTACGACCGAGCGCTCGCCGGTTACTGGGTTGACGAAATGAAAAACAACGGCTTCGAAATGGAAGCTGTCGCGCAGGGACCGTTCACATGGTCTCAGCCTATGCGCGAGATGGGCGCAGCTCTCGCAGACAAGACAGTTAACTACAACAAAAATCCCATGCTGGCATGGTGTCTTTCAAATACCGCCGTAAAAAAGAGCGGTTTGAATAACATCCAGCCTGTAAAGATCACCGATAAGCGTCGTATAGACGGTGCGGTGTCTCTTTTGAATGCCTGGGTTATTTATGTAAAACACTTCGACGACTACATGTACAACGTCGGCTAAGAGAAAGGAGAAACAATGGAAAGAAGAGGCTTATTTGAGACCATCTTCGGCAAAAAGAAGCAGCCCGATAAGGAATATTCACAGTTTAAGCTGCTTAATTCCTATCAGACACAGTTTATTCCTTTCTCGGGCAACGCTTGGGATGTAGATACCGTCAGAGCAGCCGTTCATTCTTTCGCCAGGAGAGCAGCGGTCATACAGCCGCAGCACATCCGTTACAACGGCGGACGAATAGATCCGGTACGAGACGAGATGAATTACATCATGCAGTACAGACCTAATCCGTACAGCACTGCATATAAGTTCTATTACCGTCTTGCAACACAGTACAAGCTCTACAACAACGTATTTATCTATCCAGTCTTTGATGAAAAGGCAAAGCTCTCGGCGATGTATATCGTCAATGCGAACCAGGTCGAACTTCTGGAAGCAGAAGGGATCCTGTTCTGCAGATTCAGCTTTGCAAGCGGAAAGAAATACGTCCTGCCTTATACCGAGATCATACACGTAGGCTCAATGTTCAACGAGAACGACATTTTCGGATCAGAGAACAGAGCGATCGGTCCGGTGTTAGACACGGCAAATACATTCAATCAGAGCATGGCTAAACTTGCCGAGCTTGTTGCCATTATCCGAGGAATCCTGGAAGTTCAGACCACGACGAAGAACGAAGATCTGAAGTCCAGAAGGGATGAGTTCGTCAGAGACAATCTGCAGATGGAGAACAACGGCTCCGGAGTAATTGTTACTGACAACAAGTACAAGTACACACCGATCAATGATAAGCAGCAGCCTATTCCTACAGGCCAGCTCGACTACGTCAAGACTGAAGTCTATGACTACTTCGGCACGAACGAAAAGATAGTTCAGAACAAAGCCACTCCGGAAGAGGAAGGCTCGTTCTATGACGGAGAACTTAAGCCGTTCTTCGCACAGCTGCAGCAGGCATTTACGAACATTCTTTTCACAGACAAGGAAAGAGGCTACGGAAACGAGATTCGCGTGGAAGGAAACAAACTCCAGTTCGCAAGCACTCAGGACAAGCTTGCTGTCTGTCAGTACCTGTCAAATATCGGTGCCTTAGAGCTCGACCAGGCTCTTACGACTTTAGGCTTCCCGGCGATCGGCGGAACCGAAGGCAAGAGACGTGTTCAGACATTGAACGTGGTTAACGCAGACAAGGCCGACGAGTATCAGCTCGGCAGCGGTAAGAACAAGGACAAAGACAGGGACGAGGACGACAAACCCAAAGATAACGACAACGAAGAAGACGAGAAAGGAGATGACGAAGATGCCATTTCTTCCTAATGCAAGAGAATACAGAGCGTTCACATCGTTCAGAGCTCTCGAGCGCAGCGAAAACGACGAGTTAATGGTAGTTACCGGAACACCTATCGTTTTCAATGCTGAGACAGTGCTCTTCGAGTTTGATGGAGTTCAGTACAAAGAGAAGATAGATCCTGCAGCTCTTAAGGAGTGTGACATGTCTGACTTCATTCTAAACAGGAACCACGGCCAGAACGACTCGACCGTATTCGCAAGAACAAAAAATAAGTCTCTCGAGTATGACGTGCTCGACAGCCAGATGGACATCAAGGCTTATCTCGATGTCGAGGACCAGAGGCACGTAAATCTCTATAGAGATATTAAGAAGGGACTCATCGACAAGATGAGCTTCGCTTTTATCGTAGCGGACGACGGGGACGACTACGATCCTGACACTCACACAAGAACGATCAGATCCATAAGGAAGCTGTACGACGTTTCTTGCGTGGACTTCCCCGCATACGACCAAACCGGCTTAACTGTCGCAAGAAGCTTTTTCTCGGAGGAGCACGAGAAGGAGTTCAAAGCGTTGGAGGAACGTGTTCTTAGACAGAAGCTCATATTAAAAACTTTCTTATAAAGGAGAAAAAGTTATGTTGAAGAGATTACAGGAAATCAACACACGTATGGCAGAGCTTCGTTCCCAGCTTGAAGGCGATGGCGAAGTTGATCTTAAGGCTATCGAGGCAGAGATCAGATCTCTTTCCGAAGAGAAGGCTCAGATCGAGAACAGAAGAGCTCTTGCTAACAGCATCGCAGCTGGCGAGACACCCGCTCAGGTTGTCGCTACTCCCGCTGCTACACCCGCCGTAACAGAAGACAGAGAGTCCGTTCTCGCATCCGCTGAGTATCGTTCCATCTGGCTCAAGTCCATCCGTAAGCTCCCTCTTTCTGATGCAGAGAAGAGAGCTGCTATGACAACCGGCGCAGCTTCTGCAGGCGCGGCTGTTCCTACAGTTACCGTTAACAAGATCATCGAGAAGTTGACACAGTATTGTCCTTTCCTCGAGAAGATCGAGCTCTTGAAGGTACCCGGCGGAATCGCTATTCCTAAGGAAGGCACGATCAATGACGCTGCTCTCCACACAGAAGGCGCAACGATCACATCTTCTTCCGATACTCTCGGAAAGATCACACTCGACTCTTACGAGATCACAAAGCTCGTTACCATCTCCAAGTCCGTTGAGAAGATGGCTATCGACGCTTTCGAAAACTGGCTCGTTAAGAGACTTGCTAAGTCTATCGCAGACAAGATCACAAACTACATCCTCTTCGGTACTGGTTCTTCTCAGCCTGAGGGTATCGACAGCATCACATGGAGCGCTACAAACTCCATCACAGTTGCTGTTAATGCAGACCTCGACGAAGACGACGTAGAGGGCGCTGTAGCTCTCTTGGGCGGCGGCTATGACGACGGTGCTGAGTGGGTAATGAGCAGAAAGACATTCTTCTCTGACTTCAAGCCTCTCATGAACATCGGCAAGAACAACCTCGTAACACGCGAGGGCGGTAAGTATTACGTAGACGGCTACCCTGTTTCTTACGACAGCAGAGTTCTCGATCACGAAGCTTACCTCTGCAACCTCGAGGAAGGTTACGTAGGCAACATGCCTGAGGACATCACAGTTACATCCGAGTTCGTAGTTCGTGAGAACAGCTACGACTTCCTCGGCTGCGCTATGTTTGACGGCGCCATCAAGGCTACAGAGGCATTCGTAAAGATCATTAAGGCTACATCTTGATGACTTAAGGAGGTGCAAGGATGACGAACAACATATCAGAGCAGTACATTCTGAAGATTCGTACAGCCTTGCGCATCAGCCACGTTTATCTGGACGAAGAAATAGTCGACCTGATCGAGGAAGCGAGAGCTGACCTCGTTCTGGCCGGCTTAGTTCCGGAAAAGGTCTACGACGAGAGCGATCCTAACATCAGGAACGCGGTAAGGACTTACTGTAAGGCTAAGTCCGGCCTGGATAACCCTGATGCAGAGAAGTACGCAGAAAGCTACGAAGCAATCAAGCGTCACTTGCAGCTCACTAACGAATACAAGAAGGAAGGACTGACTTAGTATGCTTTTTAAGGATGTTGGTTACTTATGTACCGAAAGAGAAGAGGTCGACAAGTTCAACAAACCCTACAAGACATACCAGAAAGTCCTTGTCTTCTGTAATTCCAAAGGAGTCAAGAGGAACGAATTCTATCAGGCGCAGGCTCAAGGCTATCGCCCGGAGCTCTGTGTCGAGATTAAAGAGATCGACTATGCGAAGCAGACACACTTCGAGTTCGGAGGAACTATGTATCGAATCATTCGTACATATCCGGTCGACAACGAGTGCCTGGAGATCATAGCTCAGTCTCTCGTCAGTGATGCGTAGGAGGCGAACATGTACAACACCTCGGATTTTATCGCTGAACTGTCGAAAGAAGTTAACAAGATCGTGAATCCTACTTACTACGAGGAAGCGAAGACGAAAGATACCGTCTATCCTTACGGCGTTATAAGCGGGATCCACATAACAGATCTTGACGACGGCGACTGGACGAGCTTCTACATCGACCTCTGGGCCGACGAGAAGGATCCCAAAGCGACAGAACAGCTTGAAGGATTGTGCGACGCTCTCCGTAACGGACTGACGAATAAAGTCATCTTTGTTCCGGGGAAGTTCGGAGCACATATTGGCTTTGAAAGCCAAGACGATAGGACGGAAGCAGAGTTCGACCTGTGCCACAGGAGAACATCATGGTCCGCCAGAATATTTTTTAACTAAGGAGTAAAAGTCATGGTTACGAATTTGACTACAAAACAGATCGAATCGATCCAGATCGACGAAGGTATTATCTACCTTAACTACGGTGAAGTCGACCAGAAGGTACTCGCTCCGACAAGAGGCGGCGGCGAATTCGCAGCTACTGTTTCTGTCCGTGATATCGAGTTCGATGGCAGACACGGCAAGACTGCCGGCATGCAGGTCATCGAAGAGCAGGGCGCTTCCCTTAAGGTTACAACGATCGGACTCACTCAGGAGAATCTTGCTTCTTCTGTTCCTACTGCTACAGTCGGCGCAGATGCGGGTAAGACAGTCAAGAATCCTGCTACAGGTTATATTGCAGTCAGTAATTACCTCAAGAACATTACAATGTTCTGCAGAACGATCGGCGGAGAGTACAAGAAGATCACCATCTATAACGCTATGCACGAGACAGGCTTGGGCTTCAAGGCTGTTCAGAAGGCAGAGGGTGAGCTCGCTCTCGAGTTCCTTGCTCATTATCCTCACACAGACCTCGACGGAGATCTCTGGAAGGTCGAAGAAGTTTCTACTTATGCTGCACCTATCCTGGCACAGGCAAAGACAGCTTCTTCTACTTCGGTAGAGGTTACTTTCAACGAGGAGATCGACGACACAACGATCGCTTATACAGACTTTGCGGTCCTTATGAGCGATTCTACGAAGGCTGTATCTGCAGCTGCTATCAAGACCGGAGATGCTAAGACTGTAGTTCTTACAGTTGCTACACTCTCTGCTGGCAAAACAGTCACAGTTTCCTACACAAAGGGAACTCTGAAGGGCGCTAACGGTCAGGTAGTAGACAGCTTCGCTAATCAGCCTGTCACGAACACATTGACTTGATAAGTATTGATTCGAGGAGGAACCAATTATGTTATCTATCGGCACAATGCCTGTTCTTTTCAAAATGATCGCAAAACTGGATATCAAACCGGTAATCGAGATCCTGAAGACGGCTGATCTGTTTTCTGCAGTTTCCACTTCTGAAGAAGCAGTAAGAGAACTGGATCCTGAAAAGGTCGGCGAGATCGGTGTGCTCTGCATCGCGGAACTCGCTCCTCAGCTCGGAAAGATCGCTGACGATATCCCGGTTCTTGCATCTAAGTACAAGAACATCCCTATCGAAGAAGCTGAACAGCTCGACGCTTTCGAATTCCTTGAGGAGTTAATCAATGACGAAGGCGCAAGACGTTTTTTCAGCAATGCCTTGCGGAAGAAAGTCGAGCAAGGACAATAAGCTTACTTCACAAATATTATGACTGGCAGCTCATCGAGTCTCTTCCACTTTCGGCACTCGGTGAGCTGCTTTCCTATGCGGAGAAAAAAGAGGAAGAAGAGCTCCAGCAAGAACTCGAAAGAAGACTGTTCCCGCTCTGGCTTGCTAATTACGCTGTCGCCAAGATGAACGGCGAAGAAGTAATGGAATACGGCGAATTCTTGAATAAGACCATGAAAAAGGACAATAAATCGCCTATTTCGCTTAA